AGGCGTCACTGGCGGAGAATGTGGGGCTAATCAAGTCGATACCCTCTCAGTATTTGCAAGAGGTTGAGGGGATCGTGATGCGCAACTATGCGGCGGGGCGTGATCTCAAGTCAATGGCAGCGGAGATACGGGCGCGTTACCACGTGGCGGCGAACCGGGCCGTGCTTATAAGTAGGGATCAAAGCAACAAAGCGAACTCGGTAGTACAGAAGGCGCGTCAGACTGAATTGGGAATTATCTCCGCAATCTGGATGCACAGCCATGCAGGGAGAACGCCACGTCCTACGCACGTTGCCATGAATGGAAAGCGGTACGATGTGGCAAAGGGAATGTGGGATTCAGCAGTGCAGAAGTTTATCTGGCCGGGTGAGCTTATTTCTTGCCGGTGCCAGCAGCGGTCGGTACTACCATGGACACCTGCCGAAAAGCCCGAAGCCGCGCAGCCTCGCAAATAGGACAGCGTCGTCTTGTCTTTCCGGGCTTCAGTCGATGACCGCGTGAACATGTTTCCTTCCGTGGTCTCCCCATAGGTTAAGAATACAAGTATTGCCGTTCATTTTCAATCAGGGTCTTGCGCGGTCTAATCTATAGTGCAAGTCTTGAATTCGAGATAGCTATGGAGATTGCTTGCGACTCGAAATTGCTCAACCGGCGATACGATGCGGACGGTCGCTTGCATATTCTGCGGACGCCAATCTCCAAGGCTACGGTCAATCCCTATTACGGACGCGAGATTCCCGATGCAGACAAGCTGGGCCTGGAGCCGGAACGGGTGTACTACCTGCTGCGCGATCCGGGCGAACTTGCGAAATCGGCTCCATCCTTTGCTCGCAATCAGTTGATGTTCGTTCACACGCCAGTGAGCGCGGACGATCCCAAACAGGAGAGTATTGCGGGAACCATTGGATCGGATGTGGAGTTTCAGGCTCCATACCTGATAGCGGACCTGTGCATTTGGGACGTAGAAGCAATCGCCGGAGTGGAAACGGACACCGTGCGGGAGCTTTCAGCCTCGTATCATTACCGGGCGGACATGACTCCAGGAATGTACGAGGGGCAGCGGTACGACGGGGTGATGAGGGATATTCAAGGTAATCACATTGCCTTGGTAAAAGCGGGCCGTGCTGGATCAGATGTGATGGCGGCAGACAACGAATTGGAGAAGAAGATGGAAACGAAATTCGGCAAAGCACTTTACGCTATTCTCTGCGCGGCCTCTCCGAAGCTGGCGCAAGACGCGGCATTGAAGCCTCTGGTCATCGGCCTGACGCGCAAGAAGTGCGATATTGCGTCTCTTGAGCCGAAGCTGCTGGCCATGGACGCGGAACTGCGCAAGCCTGAAACACTGGCCGCGATGCAGGCCGCGAAGGATGCCGAATCGGAGGAAGAGTCCGAAGAGGAAAAGAAGGAACGCGAGAAGAAGGAAAAGGAAGCCAAGGACAAGAAGGCCAAAGACGGCAAGACCGCCAAAGACCTTTCCTTCGAGGAATGGGCCAAGGAAGAGGAAGGCGAGTCCGACCATAAGGGGAAGGACGGCGAAGAAGAGTCTCTCGAAGAGAAGAAAGCCCGCTATGAGCGCGAAAAGCGCCGTGCTGACGATTCCGAAGAGGAATCCGAGGAAGAGCGCAAGGAACGGCTGGAGAAGCGGGCCAAAGACAAAAAGGCCAAGGACTGCTCCGCCAAGGACTCCGAAGAAGAGGAAAAGAAGAAAGCAGAGGATGGCATGAAAAAGGCAATGGACGAATTCAAGGCCGATCTTCGCGCCGCCGATGAAGCCCGCCGCGCTGTGCGGCCTGTGGTGGGCGATGTTCTGGCACAGGACTCAGCCGCTGACATTTACGGCTTTGCGCTTGACCAAATGAAGGTTGACCACAAGGATGTGGTCGGCGTTCCGGCTCTCCGTGCGCTGTTCAATCTCGCGCAGCAGGCTTCCAAACCCGCCGTGCGGCAAGCATTCGATGCAGTTTCAGTGGAAGAGAAGTTCACCGGCGCAGGCCGTCAAATTCAGGTGATGTGAGGAGACGATCATGGGAAGTCCTTTAATCGGTAGTTTTCAGACGCGAGTCAACCTCAATAACCCGCTTGGGGTTGAGGGTGACTTTGCAAGTGCAAATCCTCGTGCTGCTGCCCTCACTCCCGACGGTGGAGCATTCGTCGCTGGTTCCGCCGGCGTAACCGTTGGAAAGTTTGCCTGGGTTGCCACGGACGGCCGCACAGTTAATAGTTTTGGCGTGTCTGGCGTTGCTCCTTCCGGTTTCGTTCATCGCGATCAGCAGGGTCTTTTGACCCAGTATCTACAGGCGGCTGGAATGCTCATTCCTCCTGGCTTTCCTGTGACGCTGATGGTTGCTGGAGACTTCCTGGCCAAGAATGCAGGCACGAGTTCCAGCACTGTAGGTGAGGCCATTTACGCGCTCTACGCTGACGGCTCTGTCCTGCCTGGCGTGGGCTCGCTGCCTGCCGTCCCGTCCGGGATAACGGCGACTCTTGGCTCGACCAATACCGGCTCTCTTGGCGCAACGTTCACGGCCAGCGCTCATTCGGGCGATAACACCCGCATCGATGTTACCGCCGTAACTGGCCTCATCAGCATCGGCGATACGGTCGGAAACGTGACGGGGATTGCCGGAAATCAGACCATCGTATCGCAGGATTCGGGCGGCACCACTGGCGGCGCTGGAACCTATGTGCTGAGCGGCACGAACACGGCCAGCGCAGTCGCCTGCACCTGCTTCGGCAATGTGGTCAAGATCACCGCATCGACGGGTCTTGTCTCGGTTGGCGACTCCATCGCTTCTGCTGCTGGAGGCTTCCCGGCGAGTGCGACTGTGACCAGCATTGTCAGCGGCGGCGGCGTAGCCACGGCGGGCGTCTATACCATCAGCGTTCGCGGGACAAGCTATGTCGCGAGCGCAACCGGGATGACCACCTTTGGCACAGTGCTGAACGTGACCGCTGTTACCGGGACTCTTGCTGTTGGGATGCCCATCACGGCCACAGGCGGCATCGCGAACGGAACGAGCATCGCTGGGTTCATCAGCGGAACGTATGGCGGGGTTGGACTCTACAGCCTGAACATTCCTGGAACCGCCTACACCGCATCGGGTTCAATCACCATCACCGCCCAGGGCATCATCACCAAATTCACTGCAAAGTCCGTCGCTGCGGTTGGCGAGCTTGTGCAGATTTCAACGTGGGGAAATTAAGGAGCCGACATGGATCGCAATCTTGAATCAGTATCGCAGAAGTGGGGCATAAATTTCATGGGGGTTGATGCCCAGTTGCAGGCCACTGAAAAAGAGCGTGGTGGTCGGCTGGCTATGGATGCCCAGCCCCAACTTGTCACTGTGTCGAACAGCGGCATACCTGCGTTTCTGTCCACCTACATCGACCCCAAGGTGATTGAAGTCCTTGTGGCCCCGACGAAGGCGACGGAGATTGTTGGTGAAGAGACCAAGAAGGGCGATTGGACGCTGGAGACTGCAATGTTTCCCATCGTTGAATCGACCGGCATGGTTTCGTCCTACGGCGACTACGCAGAGTCGGGCATCGCTGGCGCGAACGTGAACTGGGTCCAGCGCCAGTCCTACACCTACCAGGTCATCACGCAATGGGGCGAACGCGAACTGGAAAAGATGGGCCTTGCTCGTATTGACTGGGCCAATCGGCAGAGGATCGCTTCCGTTCTGACACTGAACAAGTTCCAGAACAAGAGCTACTTCTTCGGCATTGCTGGTATTGCAAACTACGGCCTGCTGAACGATCCGTCGCTCTCCGCCCCAATCGCTCCCATCCCCGATGGAACGTTGATTACCTGGGCGCAAAAAGCTACAGATATTCCCGGCGGAGCAATCGCGGTCTACAACGACATCAAGGAACTGTACGGCCAGCTTGTCGCGCAGGCCAACGGCCTTGTGGAGCTGGACATGGCTTCTCCTATGACGCTGGCCATGTCTCCCGAATCGCAGGTGTATCTGACCTTGACGAACACTTACAACGTCAATGTGCAGGATATGCTTAAGAAGAACTTCCCGAAGATGAAGATTGAGACGGCGCCGGAATACCAAACCGCCTCTGGAAACCTCGTGCAGTTGATCGCGGATGAAATGCAGGGACAAAGGACGGCAACGACTGCCTTTACCGAAAAACTGCGTGCACATCCGATCAAGATTGAACTGTCGAGCTTCAAGCAAAAAACCAGCCAGGGGACTTGGGGAACGATTCTGTTTCGCCCGTTCTTAATCGTTTCGCTACTTGGCGTCTAGCAATCCAACAGGAGTCGCAGAGATGCGGCCTCAGCGCGGCCTACCGCCGCTCCTTGAAAGGGAACCATGGCAAAGGAACAAGTTCTCATTGGTTGCCGTCTACCAAACGGCCTTGTGTTGCATCACCCCAAGAATCGCAATCTGACAGTAACGCTTGCGGGTGTTTACGAGGCGAAGACGGAAAGCGGCCTCTATCTTCCGCCCAAGACGTTTTCTACGACGCTTGTCGATGCTGAGTTTTGGGCAGAGTGGAAAGCGGCTTATGAAGGTTTTCCGCCATTAAAGACACGGGCTGTATTCGAGGCACATTCTGAGCAGGAAGCACAGTCGAAGGCGAAAAACGCAGAGAAGGTCAAAACGGGGTTTGAGCCGATGAGCAAGACAGCCAAAATCGATGGCGTGACTATGGAGCCGGCCAATTCGTGATTGCCACATTTAATCCCGCCATTTTTGTCGGCCGCTATCCCGAGTTCGCAGCGTCCTATAGTGCGAATCCCGCGCTGTTCGCCTCGATGTTCTCTGAGGCTGGTTTGTACCTCAACAACACAGATTGCAGCGTGGTTCAGGATGTGACGTTGCGCGGCACACTCCTCAACATGATCACCGCACACATTGCGTTTCTGGGTGGGTTACTCACCGCAGATGGCCAGCCCCGGCCCGTGGGGCGCGTCAGTGCGGCCAATGAGGGCGCGGTGGGGGCTACGTTCGATTACACTCCAGCAACGCCGGGAAGCGGCGCGTGGTTCGCGCAAAGCGCCTACGGAGCGGCCTTCTGGCAGGCTACTACCAACTACCGGGGTATGAAGTATTTTGCAAATCCGACGCGGGTGGAAGGATTCACTGGAACGCCGATGGGGACGAATTGGCTCCCGCGCCCAGTATGACGGTTACGCTCTCGATTGACGCTTCTGAGTTGGAGCGCGATCTGGAGCGAATTGAGGATGGGGAACTTGAATTGCCAACGGTTTCCGCAGTCAAGGTTTCGTGTGATGGGGTTTTCGAGGAACAGGTGCCGATATGGCTGTCCGAAGCATAAAGATGTCTGATGTGGTGACAGCCAAGCTCCTCGACTTGGCAAAGCGGGCGCATGGAACAGTTCAGGTGGGATTCATCGACAGCGACCAGGCTCCGATTGCTTTCTGGAATGAGTTTGGGCACAAAGGCAGGTTCCCCTCTCCGCCACGTCCCTTTTTCCGCACAATGGTTGCGAATGAGTCCGGCAAGTGGCCTCAGATGATGGCTGGCGAGTTGAAGCGTAGCAAGATGGATGGACATCGCACTTTGGCGTTCATGGGCGAAGAGATTGAAGGCGCCCTCAAGCAAAGCATTATCGACTTGGCCGCACCGCCTTTATCGCAGACCACGCTCCGCTTGCGCTACAAGTTTGGCAACAATCCACAGAACATCCGCGCTCGTGATGTAGTACAGGCGCAAAGGGATGTTGCCGCAGGTGAGCCGGTTGCATCGGGAACTCAGGCGAAGCCGCTGATCAATACAGGAACTATGTTGAATTCGACAACGTATCGAGTCACTTAGTGCTAAAATGTATACATGGATAACTTCTATGTGTACATGTACTTGAGAAGCAAGAACTCGAAACATGGCGCGGCGAAAACCCCGTACTATGTTGGGAAAGGAAAAGGGATGCGAGCTTACAGCAAAGACCATCGGGTTCGGCCTCCGGTCGATAAGACGATGATTGTCTTTATTGCGCGTGACCTTTCTGAGTGCGAGGCTTTTGCTTTAGAAGTTGCTTTGATCGCACAGTATGGCCGCATCGACAATAACAGCGGCTGTCTTCGCAATCTTACGGACGGGGGCGAAGGAGCGAGCGGCCATTCTGAAAGCGCAAGGCGTAAGATGCGCGATGCGAGACTAAAGTACCTTGAAACGCATCCGTCCACTGCTTATTGGAAAGGGAAAAAGAGAAGTCCTGAAACCATTGCGAAAATCATACAGTCTCGCACAGGAAAGCCGGGACACCCAATGTCCGAAGAACACAAGGCTGCGATTATAAAATTTCACACTGGGAGAACGCGTTCCCCTGAAGCAAGAGAGCGAATGTCCGCAGCCCGGACCGGAACAAAGCATGTTCCAGGACAGACTGAGAAGATTGCGGCCGCATTGAGAGGACGGCCACGGTCAGAGGAGACAAAGGCCAAGATCGGTGCAGCCAATCGTGGCCGATCTATATCCCCTGAGATGCGTGCGAGAATATCCGCGACACTGACAGGCAGACACCCAACAGAAGAAACACGTCAAAAGCTTATTGCTTCTCACGTGGCACGCCGTGATGCGCAAATAAGGAGGGCATCATGACTGACTTGAGAAGTATTGCAAATAGTGTTTCCAATACGATTAATCCCAATATCTCTGTGACTGTGCAGGCCTCGACCGGCTATACCATCGGCGCGGGCCTCAAGCAGGATCCGAGCTATGCTGATCCCATTACTGGATTCGCGCAGGTCCAGGCGCTCACTGCCGCTGATCTTCGCCACCTTGACGGCCTGAACATCCAAGGTGCTACCAAGTCAATCATTCTTCGCGGGCCGCTTGACGCTATTGTGCGCGTCAACTCGCAGGGCGGCGATCTGGTCACGTTTGGTGGACAGACATGGCTTACTGTAGCTGTACTTGAGCAATGGCCGCTTTGGACACGCGCTGCGATCCAACTACAGGATATGAACTGATGGGCGCC